CTTTCGTTACAATAAGCAATCTGTGCCAAATTAGCGAATAATAAGGATCTTTCTTTGAAATTTAGTTTGGATATTTCCATTTTAGCCCTCCGTTCTATATCTATATTTATTTTAGATACAATAAATACATTGTATAGGAAAGTGCAATGAAAAAACACACTCGTAGTATCTTAGAAGAACTAAACAACCTTGGCTTGAACCGGGACAATGATCGATTAATTGAAACAACTGCTAATAATATTATTAACAGTAGCATTAACCTTATCAATACAATCAATCAAAACTATGACGCGGCAACTGCTGGTGAGTTAGAAAGACGTTTCCTTAACAGTATCAAAAGCGGAGACCCGCGCAAATTCAAGCGTGGAATAGAAAAGATTATAGAAAACAAGCAGAGGCAAGACGATGATTCTTAAAGAAGGCGGCAATGTTTTTAAAACTGAAAAAGGTCCTATCACACAAAGGATTGCAACTGCTGATGTGAAGCCAACAGTGGATTGGCTTAATGCTACATTTGGTTTTAAGTTTGTTGACGAAGACATGCTTGGAACAACTGGCAAGAAAAACAAACCAGACGGATCATTTGAAGAAAACAGTTCAGGTGATATTGATCTTAATGTAGACATAAGAGAGTTGCCCAAAGAAGAAATCATTGCAAAACTATCTAACTGGTGCCAAAAACAGGGCATACCTGATTTAGAAATTATGAACAAGGGCAGAACATTTACCCAAGGTTGGGTTGCCAATGCAGGTCTGCAAATACATTTTCGTACACCAATCAGAGGTGATGCTAATAATGGGTTTGTACAAACAGATTTTATGCTTACAGACAATCCTGCTTTACAGCGTGGAGCCAAGCGCGGTGGAACAGAACACTACACAGGTGCTGACAGAGCTGTGCTATTATCAAGTCTTGCAAGAGGTAGAGGCTATAAGTTTAGTCCAACCAAAGGCGTAGTTGATCCAAACAATGGAGATGCTGTGGTAGCAGATGACTGGGATGAAATTGCAGAAATACTTTTAGGTCCTGGAGCAAGAGAAGCAGACACTCACACAGTTGAAAGCATGATCGCATACGTAAGAAGTGATCCTAACTTTGAAGAACTAATTGCTCCATGGTTAGAAAACATGGAAAAGGTTGGCAAGGGCCTTCCTGAAAGTGCAGAACTTACTCGCATCAAAGAGCTTGCAGGATTAAGTTTAAACAGCGTGAGAATGCTATGAGATTTTACGAATTCAAACAGATAAACACAAAGCCTCTTGTTGAAGCAGATGCTCGTATTCAACACGCAGAAGATTTTGTTATATTTGATGGTTCAGCTGGTGCTGTTCGTGTCGTACAAAGTTTGAAAAATCTTGAGCAAGGAGGACATACAGATGTCACGATCAAATGGGATGGATCTCCCGCAATCATTTTTGGCCGCAATGCAGATGGAGAGTTTGTACTCACAGACAAATCAGGATTTGGAGCAGTTAAATACGACGGCAGAGCAAAGAGTGCAAAAGCTCTACAGCAAATGCTTATGGCCCGCCCTGGTGCAAACAATCCAGATCCAGACAAAGCCGCGAACTACAAAGTCTTCGTAGGTAACATGGCAGACATCTATGATGAATATGAAAAAGCAGTTCCAAAAGATTTTGTAGGCTATTTCAAAGGTGACTTGTTATACTATAATACACCGCCTGTTGAAGATAATAAATTTGTTTTTACACCAAATATTGTTACCTACAGAGTAGATACCAACAGTCCAATTGGACAGCGTATTGCACAAAGCAAAACAGGTGTAGTGATACACAGATTGGTTGATGAAGAAGGTAATGAGAAACCGTTACCACCAGGCATTGCAGATATATTTGAAGGTAATGAAGTTTTTGTTGTACCGCCTGTTACAGTAGAAAAAGCGCCTCAAGTAGAGGACGACAACATCAAAGAACTAAGAACTATCATAAACAAAGATGCATCAGCCATAGACACGTTCTTAAACACAGAAACACTTACAGGTTTAAAATTGAAAGGTCTGCCTAACATATTCTATAACTATACCAATCAAAAAGTTGATACAGGTTTAGAAAACCTTGGCAAAGACTTTACAAGTTGGTTAGCGAGTAGTAAAGTAAGTAAACCAATGCAACAAAGGATAGTAGATTATATTGCACAAAACAAACAAGGTTATGATGCAATGTGGGAAGTTATAAACAAAATTAGAGAAGTAAAAAATAATATTATTAAACAACTGGATTCACATGATGCTGATGTAAAAGCAAACATTGGCGACATTGAAGGAGGAGAAGGGTACGTGTTAGCTCACCCTGAAGGTGATATGAAACTTGTAAACAGAGCTGGCTTTACAGCGGCAAACAGAGCCGTACAACGATAAGGAAGGGAAACCTATGAAACTTAAAGATATACTTAAAGAAGGTGACTTTGACGATTTAGGCCTAAAAGGCTATGGCTCAGAGTTAGACAGAGACGACGATACATATGATCCTGAAACGGATAAATTTTCAATTACTCAGCAACTTGGTAAAATGCTAGACAGTAGGGGAAATCCAAATCCCAAGGATAGTATTGAAACTAGAGATGGTGGCATGGTGCAACTAACAATGGATCAGGCTGCGAACTTGATGAGCTTGCTTAAACGTCCGCCAGTAAATGGCACAGACAGACAAGAAAAAGAACAGTTCCAAAGAGACATTAGCAAAACACAAGGAATTAAACCATTCCTAGATGCTAATGATGGTAAAACCATGCAACAACTTTATATACAAAAATATATGAGTGATACAACTAAAATGGCATTAGGAAACAGAAGAGGACCATAATGGATTTTTTACAAGAACTAGAAGAAGCAAGAATGACTCGAAATGATCAGAACATGAAAGTTCTGACATATGCAGATTGCTGTGAGAAAATGTATCTCACTTTATTAGTTCTTGACCTAATGAGCCAAGTGCCTGTGGCTACATCTGTAGTAAGAGACTATTGTAGGAAAAGCAGAGATCAATATTATAAACGTTTCAAAATGGCTAGCACTGACCTATACAACTTTATCTATTTTGTAAACGGTGATGATAGAGCTTTAGATAAACTCAAAGACCCTGGAGCTGCAAAGCGTTCTAGATCAAATACTTCCCTTCCTATGCAGTATCTAAACGCTTACCTACAAAGTCTCAGCAGTGGCACACGCCCTGCAGGCACTACTCAAATGTTTGTCAAACTTGAAAATGTTTTAAACATCAATAACACCGACTACAAAGCCATAAGACGTAACATTAATAATTGGAACAGTCTTGATATTGAAAGTAAAAAAGTCTATGCTACCAAACTAATCTATGCCGCAAGAGCTAAACTTAGAAGTAGCGACATCATAGATGATTTTGAAAAGTTTGTTGTAATTAAAGATTTAGAAAGCAACTGGGTCAAAGACAATGAACCAGTGTTTAGCAAACCAGATACTAGTGCGGCGAGCAGAGACTATACATTCTATAGATATCTAGTAGGGCCTGAAAACATCATGCTTATAAAAGCATTTTTAGAACTTGCAGCAGAAGGAAAACCAATACCAAGTCAATATGTAAAAGCATATTTGCCTGCAATTAAAGCACTAGATGATGTAGTAAGAGCCGGTCCTGCATACATCTCAATGTTTAGATCTATTCAAAATCGGGCGAAAAAGACCTTAAAGTAGCTATTTTTCCTATCTTGACTAAATAATATTATACAAACACTACTGAGCGTAGTGTGTCATTTAAGATAAAGGAGAATAAAATGGCAATTTCAAGTATCACACGTGATGTAACACGTTCAAACCCAAGTGCAATCGCACTTAACACTGTATCACAAACAAACCAAATGGTTGTGTACAAAGTTGTTCTTTCTAACTCAGGACGTACAACAGACCTAGACGCTGCAGGCGTACAGCAAGTAATGGAAACAATGGGTGCACCAGTACACATTTTCCAGTGGGACGCAAACGGTCGTGAAGCAATTTTAGTTGCAGACGGTCACTCAACATCAATCGACACAATCGCAACAGACATTGGTCGTCACTTTGACGCAGCTGGTGCAAGCGGTTCTGTATCAAGCGGTGTTTACACAGACAGCGGTTCAACAGGTACAACTACTGTTACTAAGCAAACAGACCTATTTGGAATGTAAGAATAGTTTTAATACTAGAAGAAAGCGCCACTTTTGCAGTGGCGCTTTTTTTATGACCGTTAAATACAGTCATGAGAGTCACCTTAACAACAGTTATAGATATTACTGAAACCAATGCTAGGAATAAAGAAGACAAACTTGCCAAACAACAACAAGCAAATTACCTTACAATGTTGCAAACAGTTGGTCTAAGGGTAAACGCTAATCCTATTCATTGCATAGAAAAAGTAGGTGATGTATCTGACTTTGGATTTGGAACAGCAATTACAGGCAAACAACGTTACTGGGAATTTTTATTTGAGCACGATTATGAAGGTGCAGTTACTGAAGAAACACTCACAGCAGACTTTGATTTGGTGCCTATTATAACTGGATTAAAAGACACAGCAGTTATAAATAATCATGCATTTAGAACAAAAGACGCTACAGAAAAAAATATTTTATTTAAACTATCTGATAATTAATAACATTGGCTTATATAAATAATATATAAATTAAGGCACATACACATAGGCATCCATTCATTAGGCCAACTAAGAGTTTACTAATTGCCCGAGAGTAAGGGTATAATGGAGAGATAAATGGCAAGAGCCAGAACAACAGATTTAGAAAGAGAAAATCTTGAAGCACATGTTGACTTATGTCAACAGCGTTATGAGAATCTTGAGTCACGCTTAACAGCAGTTGAAAAGAAACTGGAGCATGTACACCAAGACATACAGCACGGCAACAAGAGTATGATCAAAGTAATTATAGGTGCAACAGGTACTATTGTTGCAGGCCTACTCTCCACCATCGTCGTTCTTTTAGTCAGTTTCAACTAAAAACATAAATACTGCATAGGAGTATGCAATGTATTTGAGAGAACTCATCACCGAAGAACCATTGAGAATAGGAATAAACGAAGGTGTTCCGGCGTGGTTAATTGCTATGATAAGAATCGACACATCATCTAGTCAATGGCGCAAAACCAAACGAGGTAGTATTCAAACTAAAGAATTAAGATGTGTTCAATTGGCACTTACAGAACTTGGGTACGATGTAGGCAAAGCTGATGGATGGTTTGGAAGAAAAACTGCTCGCGGTGTAATGGCATTCCAAAGAGATAATGACCTAACAGTTGACGGCGATCCGGGCCGTAACACAATTGGTAAAATGATTGAGTTAGGTAAAGAAAAGTTTTCAGCAGCTAAAACTTTGACAAAAGATAATGTTGATGTTAGATTCCCGCCAGAAATCTATCCATTAGATGATTGTGCAGAAATAATTGTTCCAGAGCCTGAAGAAGACGATGATGGCCAAGAAACAGGAGAACCTGCTTACAAAGTTGTTAGAGGCAGTGGACAGATGAGACGCTACACTGTTTATGATGCACAAGGAAATGAAATTCGAAACGGTCGTGGTCCAGGTCCTAGCAATATTCCTACACAAGACGAATATAATAGAACTCCTGGTAGAGAAGATCTACCAGTTGGAAGTTTACCTGCAGCTCCTTTTGATCCTGCACAAGCAGTGCAAGGTAAAAGTGCAGCAGAAGTGGAACAATTAATTGCAAATTTAATACGACAAAGAAAGTTCAAAGATGCTCTAGCACTTGCAGACTTTGATATGCGAGTAAACATCAGCGACGAAAGTTACAGGCAACTAAAACAATTAGCGGCAAATAGTGAAAGTTTAGAAGAAAAACAAGTTTGGGCTAAAAGTGGACAAAAAGTTGTTCGCAAGTATAGATGTACAGCAGGCAGTCGCAAAGGTAGAGTTGTCAAAGAACCAGCACAGTGTTTTAGAGCACCTGATGTAAAACGTAGAATACAACTTAAAAAAACCAAAGCACGTATGGGTGCAAGGATGGCACGTAAAGCCAAGCGTACTAAAAGAGTTAATCCTACTAGTCGTAGAGTAGCCGCACTAAATAGGATGGCAAGCAGATGATAGTGAGTGAGATTGTAGAAGCAGGATCTGCAAGAGTTTGGAGTCGCTCAGGCGGTAAACAAACTCGTAAGTTTCGTTGCCTACATGGTGCTCGCAAAGGACAAGTAAGGGCAAGTCCTGCGGCGTGTAATGCTCCTATTAATGTAAAGAAAAGTGTAGGATTAAAAGCAACCAAAGCCAAGCGCAGTGGCCAAATGAAAGTCAAAAGCGCAATTACACGCAGAGCAAACCCTGCGGCTAAAAGGCTTACACGATTAAATAAACCAAGAAAGTCACCTTTCGGAAGGAAGAAGTTCAAATGAAAATATATGAAATCACAGAAACAATAATTAGAGGAAAAACAGCAAACAGACATGTACATTATGATCCTCTTTACAAAGGTTTAGAAAATTTTAATGGCAAATTATTAATGAATGATGCTGATGCAATCGAGGCTCTACTATATCCTGCTATAGCAATGGACACAGAAGAAGTAGCTTTTAGAGATTTATTAATTAGAAAATACAAAATTACAAGAGACACAGATATAGGAGCATTAGTAAAAAAAATTAGAGATGATTTAGAAGCAAAAAATAGACAACATGTCAAAGATAGAGATGCTGAGAATGCAAAATATGACGATGAAGGTAATTTAATTGCAGATGAAGACATCAGCGTAACTGAACAAGAACTTGATGTTATGTCTGCAGATGACAAAGAAGTTGTACTAAAAGATCCTAAAAGCGGTATTGAAACTAAGATACCAAGAGATCCTACCAAACCAGGTATGATACAAAAAGACCCAAGCGATGCTACTGGCAAGCGTTTTGTAATAGACGCAGGTGCAACAGGTGAAGTAGACAAAGGCATACAGCCTGGTGCTAAGGTAGTAATGAAACAACCAATGTAATGAAAATCAACGAACTTATACAAGATTTTACGATTTACACAACCAACGAAGAGGCAGCACTTCTGCCCAAAATAGGTGCTACACCGCACCCATTGAACGCATATTCAGAAAGAGAACAAGTCATAATTGACAACTTAGTGAAGAAAAGTTTAGTAAGTAAGATACGCAACGAAGGACTCTTTTTGGTTATGCGAAATGATTGATCCATACATTATAAAACAATTAAAAGAACTAGTAGATGCAGTAGACATCACAGCCTTCCCCTATCAAAAAGGCAACAGCATACGTATTGCCCATATGGTAATTCGTAGGAGCAAGCATGGATATCTTATATATGATTGCAAAGAAAACAAAAAAATTGCAGAAACCTACTCAAAAACAGCCGCAGTTGCATGGGCTAGATGTAATATCAAAGGATTTAAACACTTTGATCAAATACGTAAACTAGATGATGAAATTGCAAAACACCACACAGATAGCCTTTTTTACAAGTATACTATAGAAAAAACCGATTGTGATGTTAAAAGAGAAACAGCAGAGTTTAGATTAGATATTTCTCTAGCAAAAACCAAAGAAGCCAAAGCCAATTTAATGAGTTTCTTATTTGTATAAAAGGATAAATAATTATAACAAAATCATTAGGAAGAGTGATATGAACATACGCGAACTAAACAAACCTATTACAGCAAAGAGCTTGAATGAAAGCCTTGCTAAAAAATTCGGCACCAAGATTAACATTGATGCCTTTACTATTGAGCAACTAGAAGATGCTCGTAACAAATTAAGAACAAAATTATCACAAGTTGAAACTACTGAAAGTTTTGATGCAGTGCATTCTAGCAGCATTTACCAAAAGAACAAACTCTTCCTTGATGTTCTAAACGCTGCTATTTCAGAACGTGAAGCTATTGCTGAAAAAGATAAAGATCAAGACGAAGATGGTGATAAAGACTTTGCTGATGTGCAAATTGCAAGAATGGTAAAAAGCGGTATGAGTAAAGCAGACGCAATTAAAAAAGTTAAAGATAAAGAATACAACGAAGCAGATGGTCCAGACGATGGAACACGTGGTCAAGAACCAGAAGCTCCGTCGGATACACCTAACTTAGATGCAGGTATCAAAGGCATTGATGATTACTATGATGGAACAATCAAAGATAAATTAGGTTTTAGTCCAACAGGCGAACTAATGAAAATTATTTACAAGGGAATGTACACTGCATTAAGTGCAGCTGGTATTGATATGGAACCAGGTAAAATCAAAAAAGCCGCAATGAATGCCGCAACTACACTAGAATCTAAACAGCGTTTTACAAAAGAAACACAAATTGTTGAAAACTATTTTGCACATGCTTCTAAGTTATTTGAAGGCGAAGAAGACAAAGCAGAAATTGTTATGGCCGCAAAAGACATGGTAGACAGAATTACAGGTTGGATGGAAGACACAGCAGAAATGCAATCAGAATCAATGCTTGAACTAGGCGATGCAATCCGTGACGAGATGGGCGAATCACAATCACAAGCATTTATACAAACAGTTAAACCAGCTCTTGAAAGTTTATACACAGCACTAGAAAGCACACGTGGCTCACTAACAGGTGGCGTAGGCCAACTGACAGGCGAAGCAGAGCCAGCAGTCGACATGGGTGCAGAAAATGAAATGCCCGCAGATGATACAGCTGAACCAGCAATGGAACCTACAGTTGATCAAGAAGCAGGGGATGATTTTGGTGCCGCTGAACCAGCTGCAGGTGGAGCAGACGAAGCAGGCAGAGCAAAACGAGAATCAATAGATTTGTCACGCAGATTAGGTACAATTCTTAGTTCAAAAAAAAAGTGAGAATCAACGAAGTAGACTCTGGTAGTACAGGCAAGTTAGTCAATGTCTTGCGTACTATTATTGCATCTGCCGATCAAAAAGGCACAGCCGTATATCTACACTTTAATAAACCTACACAAGAAAATATAAAACAAGGTGCTAAGAATCTAAATCTTAACAAAATTATGGCTAACATGGGCGGCGAACAATTTGACTACGGTACATTCAAAGCCGCCTATGATACAGATCCTAGAATAAAAACTATGGTTCAAAACTTTTCTCAAGAAGGTGTAGAACCTAAAACATCTAAAACTTTAGACACAGGTGCAACACCGCAACAGGATCCGCAAGGAGATGTTGTAGGACAAATGGCTAAGAATGCAACTGATCTAGGTTCTACTCTATAATCACTTGACATTCAATAATTTTTATGTTAAACTAAGTAAAATTAGGAGATCGATATCTTATGGCTGAAAGAACTAACGAAGAAATAATAGAACAAATAAAAGAACTAATTGAAACACATGTAAAACCTGCTGTGGCAAATCATGGCGGCAATATAGAATTTTTAAATTACGACAACGGACATCTACTATTAGAGCTAGGTGGTGCGTGTTCGGGTTGTGCTGGCAGTACAATGACACTTAAAATGGGTGTAGAAAACATGATAAAGCATTATGTACCCGAAGTAAAAACAGTTGAGGCTCAAGACGATCCTTTCTCCACAGTCGACCCTTTCTATTCAGATGACTTTGGGTATGCTCATTGGGACACTATTGATACGCAAGAGGTGGACGATGAGCCTAATAATTAATCGTCACAACTATCAACCCATATCACGAAAACAAGTAAATGGCAAGAGGCTCTATGAGACCCCCGACGGAAATGCAGTGGCCTCTGTCACCACTATCCTTGACGCCACCAAAGATAAGACACATCTCATCGCTTGGAAGAAGAGGGTGGGTGAACAAAAAGCACAAGAGATTGTAACAGAAGCGGCAGGGGTCGGCACCCGTATGCACAAATACCTTGAGGATTACATAGAAACAGGCAAATGGCCACAGCCAGGTAGTAACCCATTTGCTCAGCAGGCACACATGATGGCCGAACAAATCAAGACCCAGGCACTTACTGATGTAGATGAGATATGGGGGTCTGAAGTAAACTTGTATATGCCTAACATGTATGCTGGGACCACCGACTTAGTAGGACAGTATAAAGGTCAACCCTCTATCATGGACTTCAAACAGACAAACAAACCCAAGAAGGTTGAATGGGTAGTTGACTATTTCCTACAACTTGTCGCATATGCAGAAGCACACAACGAACTCTTTGGTACAAATATACGTGAAGGTCATGTGTTTATGTGCAGTAGAGCAGGAGAGTATCAACAGTTTGATATTTGGCCAGATGAATACAACGAATGGCGCAACGAATGGTATGAACGTGTTTATCAGTATTATGAGAAACATGCATAAATACTATAAATTGATGTAGGAGAAATCAGTGGCAGTAGTACAAATATCACGTATTCAAGTAAGAAGAGGACAAAAAAATCAAGGAACTGGATTGCCTCAACTTGCCAGCGGAGAACTTGGCTGGGCTATTGATACAAGAGAATTATACATAGGTAATGGTAGTGTAAGCGAAGGTGCTGCTGAAGTAGGCAATACAAAAATACTTACACAATATGATAACATTTTTTCTTTAGCTGATAGTTATGCTTATCGTTCAAATGACGAGTTTATTCAAACAGGAACAAGTAGCAGTAACCCTATACAAAGAAGCCTACAAGATAGATTAGATGACAGAGTCAGCGTAAGAAGTTTTGGGGTAACAGGTAAAAGTTCACAGAATGCTACAGAAGGTTTACAGAGAGCGATAGATCAATTGTTCTTAAATCCGGGACTTGCTGGAGAGCAAGGTAGAGTTATTCTACACCTTGAACCTGGAGTGTATGTAATTGATAGCACAATTGAAATACCGCCTCATGCTACACTAGTTGGAGCAGGTCAAGAAAAAACTGTCATTAGACAAACTTCTTCTAATGCTATATTCAAAACTGTTAATAGTGATGATGCAACACCTACATTTAATACACAAGCACAAAATATACACTTAGAAGGACTTACACTACAAACCACTGCTGTAGGTTTAGGTTTACATCTAGATAGTTGCAGAGATAGTAATTTTGTTAATTTAGATATTGTTGGACCATGGACATCTAGTGATGCTATACCTGGAGATTACAGCACTGACATAGGTTTAAAACTAGACAGTTTGAGTGGAAGTGTAGAAAGTAGTAACAATAAATTTATTAACTGTCATATTTCTGGCTTTGCATACGGTGTAATGAGCAATTGGGATATTGATCATAATGTTTTTGACCGTTGTGATTTTGATACTCTGGGTTATGGTATTACATTTGGAGTTGATATGGCTTTGGGCAGTGCCGCGGCAGGAACCAGCACAGGACCCGTAAATACACGAATTTTAAATTCTAAATTTATTGATATTAATAGAAATGGAATTTGGATAGAAAACGGAGTTTTTAATACTAGCTCAAACAACAGTTTTATTGGTGTTGGAAATGAAGCAGGAACAGAAGGACAACCACAATATAGTGTAATTAAATTTACAAAAGTTGGTAATGAATCTATAAATGATTACTTTGCAAGAACAGCAGCATTGTCCTACAATCAATTGTATATTAACAATGTTGCATACATACCTGAAGTAGAAGGTGTATCAAGTTTTGTTAATAACTTTGAGCAAAAAGTAAGTATTACCAGAGGCACAGACATAAAAACATTTAGGTTACCTGCGGTTGCTAACCAATCTTACGAAGTAGATTATCTAATGGTGAGTAATAATTATGAAATGATTAGATCTGGAATTCTTACTATTACAATGGACGCTTACGGCACTCCTACAGTTTCAATAAGTGATTCATATGATTATGCAGGTGACACTACATATGAAACATCAATTTCCTTTGGCGCAGACATTTTGGATGAAGATGGGGACTTGACAAACGAAACAATTTCTGTTAAAGTAACTAGTATAATGCCTAATGACGATATAACAGAAATGAAATTTAAAACCAAAAACAAAAAAACAGACGCTATCTAAATGTTTCACATTAGAAAGTATGAAGAAAGATTAACCTCTTGGAATCAGTTTCGACAAACACTTGAAACTGAAGATGATCCAATACAAGCATCACTTGATTTTTACAATCAAGCGCCTATGGTAAGTATCAACACCGATCCATGGGATGAAGCAACTTGGCCAGATCCTTGGGAGTTAGTTTTTGAAAACCAATATTGTAGTTTCTGTAGTGTGCTAGGAGTGTGCTATTCTTTACAGTTAACTGAACGGTTTAAGGAGTCAAATTTTGAGATACATATTGGTATAGACAGGGAAAAATCCCATACTGTCTATCTACTGCTTGTAGATGATATCGTCATAATGTGGAACGATGGTACAGCAACTAAGACAGAGTTATCAGAAACTCTTCAAGTCGAAAAAAAGTATGTGATGCCGAAGCTCCAATAAATAAACAATATATAGAAAGAGGAAAACATGTCAAACGGAAATCATATTAACATTATTAAACGAAATGGTAGCAAAGAAGAGCTAAACATTGATAAAATCCACAAAGTAGTAGAATTTGCCTGTGAAGGTTTAGCTGGAGTAAGTAGCAGCCAAATCGAAATGAATGCTAATATACAATTTTATGATGGCATGACAACACAAGAAATACAAGAAATTCTTATTCGCAGTGCAAATGATTTAATTAGCCTTGAAAATCCTAACTATCAATATGCCGCGGCACGTTTGTTGCTTTACGGAACATACAAGGAAGTTCACGGTGATTATAAGACTGTTCCTCTTAAAACAATGATTAAAACAAATATTGACCGTGGTGTTTATGATCCTGCTATACTTGAAAGCTATACTGAAGATGAACTAGATAGGCTTGATACATATATGCATCACAAGCGTGATGAGAACTTTACCTACGCAGGTTTACGTCAAGTAGTTGACAAATATCTGTGTCAAGACAGAAGTAGTGGTGAAATGTTTGAAACGCCGCAGTATATGTATATGATGATTGCGGCAACACTATTTGCCAATTATCCGCAAGAAGATAGACTATATTATGTAAGGAGATACTATGATGCGACCTCACTTTTTAGAATCAATATCCCAACGCCGGTCATGGCCGGAGTGCGTACACCAGTTAGGCAGTTTGCCTCTTGTGTTCTTGTTGACAGCGACGACACACTCGATTCGATTTTTGCGTCAGACATGTCCATTGGTAGATACACAGCTCAAAGAGCTGGCATCGGAATTAACTCGGGTAGAATCAGAGCAGTCAACTCAAAAATCAGAGGTGGAGAAGTAGCACACACAGGTATCATTCCGTTCCTAAAAAAGTTTGAATCAACTGTACGTTGTTGTACACAAAATGGTGTACGTGGAGGAAGTGCTACTGTTCATTTCCCGCTTTGGCATTATGAAATAGAAGATATTCTTGTGCTAAAAAATAACAAAGGTACTGAAGACAACCGTGTACGCAAACTAGACTATTCAATTCAATTAAACAAATTAATGTACGAAAGACTGTTGGCTGATGGAGAAATTACTCTTTTCTCGCCAAATGATGTTCCTGGATTGTACGATGCATTCTTTGCAGATCAAGACAAGTTTAAAGAATTATATGAACAGTATGAGCGTAAAACATCTATTCGTAAAAAGAAAATCAAAGCAATGGATTTGTTTAGTGCGTTAATTAAAGAACGTGCTGAAACAGGTCGTATCTATATTATGAATGTGGATCATGCAAACACACATAGTTCGTTCAAAGATACTGTTTACATGAGTAATCTGTGTCAAGAAATTACATTACCTACACAACCAATTCAACATATAGATGGAGAAGGCGAAATTGCTCTTTGTATATTGAGTGCCATTAATGTTGGCATGATAAGACAGTTAGATGACTTAGAAGACTTATGTGATTTAGCAGTAAGAGCATTAGAAGAAATTATTGATTATCAAAAATATCCTGTGAAAGCGGCAGAGATATCCACAAAAGCAAGACGTAGTTTAGGAATAGGATACATAGGACTAGCACACTATCTTGCAAAAAATCATGCAAAATATGATGACAAAAGTGCATGGAAGCTCACACATGATTTAAGTGAAGCATTCCAATATTACTTGCTTAAAGCAAGTAACACACTTGCCCAAGAAAGAGGAGCATGTGAGTATTTTAATCGCACTAAATACGCAGACGGAGTTTTACCTATTGACACATACAAACCAGAAATAGACGATGTGTTACCTAAAAAATTAAAATATGATTGGAATAATTTACGCAAACTTATCAAGGAACATGGGCTACGGCACTCAACGCTGTCCGCACAGATGCCTTCGGAGAGCAGTTCCGTTGTGTCGAACGCAACAAATGGAATCGAGCCACCTAGAGGCTACTTGTCCGTTAAGAAAAGCAAAAAAGGGCCTCTTAAGCAGATTGTTCCACAGTATCAAACACTAAAAAATCATTATACACTGCTTTGGGACATGCCTTCAAACGAAGGTTACATAAATATCGTAGCGGCTATGCAGAAGTTTTTTGATCAAGCAATTAGCGGCAATTGGAGTTACAATCCTACACACTTTGAAGGAAATGAAGTACCTATGAGTATAATGTTACGAGATTTGCTAACTACATATAAGATGGGATGGAAGACATCGTACTATCAAAATACATATGACTACAAGTCGGATGATGACATTGTAGACGAAAAAGAAGAAAAAGAACAACCACTTGAAAGGGCTGAATTCGCAGGGACTGATCAAGAGTATGAGGAATACTGCGAAGCCTGTGCAATTTAAGGTTGACACTGATGCATAACCGTGTTATGCTTGCACAGACATTTGAAAGAGGAATACACAATGGCAAAAACAGTCTTTAATAGAGAAAAAGTAGACTTTACAAAACAAAATATGTTTTTTGGTGAAGATCAAAACACACAGAGATATGACGTATTTAAATTCCCTGTGTTCGATAAATTAAATCAAACTATGCTTGGTTATTTTTGGAGACCGGAGGAAGTAAGTCTACAAAAAGATAGAGCAGACTACGCTAACTTCCGTCCAGAGCAAAAGCATATCTTTACTAGCAATTTAAAATATCAGACACTACTTGATTCAGTTCAAGGACGTGGGCCATGTTTAGCATTCTTGCCACACGTAAGTTTACCTGAGCTGGAAGGCTGTATTGTAACATGGGACTTCTTTGAAACTATTCACTCACGTTCGTATACGCACATTATGAAAAATGTATATGCAGATCCAAGTGAAGTATTTGATACTATCCTTGACGATGACAAAATTATTGAACGTGCTATTAGTGTTACAAAAAATTATGATTCATTTACAGAAGCATCTGATATGTACTTCCATCAAGGCAAGGGTAGCCTGCGTGATGTGAAAAAGAAGATGTATCTTGCAATGATGAATGTAAACATTCTTGAAGGACTACGTTTCTATGTGTCATTTGCCTGTACATTTGCATTTGGTGAACTTAAACTTATGGAAGGTTCAGCAAAGATTATTTCATTGATTGCCCGAGACGAAAGTCAACATCTTGCGTTATCAACACATATTCTAAAGAATTGGTTACAAGGCAAAGACGATCCTGAGATGGCAGAGATTGCTAAAGAGTGTGAAGAAGAAGTTTATGAAATGTGGCGCACCTGTGTCGCAGAAGAAAAGGCTTGGGCAAAGTACCTGTTCAAAGATGGTTCTATTATTGGTTTAAATGATACACTACTGTTCCAATATGTAGAATATATTGCCAACAGACGACTCAAAGCTCTTGGATATAAAACAATATTTGATGCACCAGTAAACACTAACCCATTACCGTGGACACAACATTGGCTAAGTTCTTCAGGACTACAAGTTGCTCCACAAGAAACAGAAGTCGAGAGCTATATCATCGGAGGCATCAAACAAGATGTTAGTTCTGACTCTCTAAAGGACTTTAAATTATGAGTATAGAAATATGGGGCAAGCCTGCTTGTCCAAGTTGTATGAAAGCAAAACAGTTGTGTGAGTCAAGAAAGTTTCAGTACACATACAAAGAACTCGGCAAAGATTTTGAAAGAGAAGAAGTCTTTGAACAATTTCCAACAGCAAGAACATTCCCACAAATAAAAGTAAATAACCAAGCAGTTGGTGGATATGAACAATTTTTGAGTTATATCGATGACACAGGATATAATGGAACAGGACATAGTTTAGGGTAATGTTAATAGAAGCACCATATAAAGTAGGCGATACAATAAGCATCAAATTAAGTTCTGGGGAAGAAGTTGTTGCTAGACTAGAAGCAGAAAGTGGCGATAAAATCACCGTATATAAACCATTGATGCTAGTAGTTCAACAACAAGGAATGGGACTTGCACCTTACATGTTTACAGTCAAGCATGATAACAAGTACACTTTAAATATGCAAAATATTATTTGTGTTGCAAAGACTGAAAAATCAATGGCAAGCCAATATATAGAAAAAACTACAGGATTGGCAGTAAACTAATGAGCATACCTGTACATAGAGATACTGATTCAAGAAGTTGCGGAGCATCAACAACTGTTGCTGGACAAGGAAATGTTTATGCTAATTTTTTATTAATATCAGTAGATGGAGATCCAAATTCGCATGGAGGAGGAGCTCTTAGTGCAGGTAGCAACAAAGTCTTTATAAACAATATACCTGTGGTAAATCACTCACCAGATGGAGCATCACCAGATGCTTTATGTCCTCCGTTAGCCGGAGACCATTGCTCTCCTGTAACAGCACAGGGTAGTCCAGATGTATTTGTCGGCGATTAATGGTTGACAACACTAAAAAACCATACTATAATATAAAACAATAAAGGAGAATGTTATGACATTACACGATCAAATCGTACAGGCCTTTAATAATTACATTACTGAATCAGAGGCATTTGATTCAAAAGGTGTAAAGGCTGCAGCAACAAGAGCCCGCAAGGCTCTAGGCGATCTAGGTAAACTTACCAAAGAACGCAGAAAAGAAGTTCAAGAGAAAAAGAACGCAATGTAATGTGGGAGTTGTGGTGCAAGGCCATTGGCCATAAAGCATACAACGACGACAAAAAAGCAGATAAGGTAGCAATGGTTAGGACTGCTTGGGTGGTTTTACACATTGTTACCTGTCTTGCTATTATACTTAATGCAATAGCAAATCATGGTTGGGGACTTATAGGTTTATGAAAAAATTATATTGGGGATTATGCTTATTAGCATTTGTTTTATCAGCATTTTTTGCCCCTAAATACGTTGAATACGAATGGGGTGTAGGTGCTTACCTTGCTATTGCTTGGGCAATTTTCATTGTAATTTTTGGCATAGTATCGTTTTATGCTCCGCAAATTAAAAAGTTTCTACAAGACAATAAATAATAAAGTACGTAGTTAATAGGAGTACTTAATTATGATGTGGGTAGACTACACTATCAATCAAGCAGGTCCACATTTCAAAGTCTTAGGAGACTGGGAAGGTGAAGTTATGGGGGTTTCAAAAGACGGAACACCTAAAGATCATTTTTTATATAAACCAGGTGACGTGTTTATAGTCGACGAAAATGGCTGGTTATGTAAATCAGATCATTTATCTGCACTAATGTTAAAATACGAACAATCAAAAAATTCATAAATAAAATATGAAGATAGTTTATATCCACGGGGCAACTGCTAGTGAACGTAGTTTCGCCTTTATACAAAAGTCACTTAGAGCCAAGGACCCTATATATTTAAATTACGAAAAAGACAGTAGTGCATCAAACAATCTTAAAGATATGATTGAGGTGTTAGCAAACCAAGACGGTCCTTTCTTTATAATTGCACATAGTTTAGGCGGAGTTTATGCTACATATCTACAAGCAGAGTTTGGTGCTATTCAAGGTGTTATTAGTTTGGCAACACCTTTCAATGGTAGCGAGATTGCAACTTGGGGCTCAATGCTTAACCCTGGATATCAATTATTTAAAGACATAACCACTCACAGCGATTTTATTAGGAATAGTCGTAAAACAGAAATTAAATGTCCTTGGTTACAAATTGTTACAACTGTAGGTGATGTGCCTTGGATTACAGGATCTAATGATGGTATTGTTACCCACTCGAGTATGACTTGTAGAGACGATGTTGAATATCAAGAAATAGATCGCAATCATTATGAAATTGTACTAAGCAAAAGAGTGGTTGACATAATCAAAAAAAGAGTATATAAATAAAGAGTAATTGTTGACAGCATCGTATGTCACAAGAGCAGGACCGGGGGGCGGTACCCCGCACCTCCACCATAAGCACTCTATCCCAACCTGACGAGGGTGGATCGCAAGAACTAAACAGAGTGCTTA